TGTAAACCGCCGCGAAAAGTGAAAGTTCTGCGACGCGTGGACTGAAAGTCGGAACAGGCCCCGAAACGCCCCTGCAAAGCCGCTGAAACGGTAGTCGAATCAAGGGGTTAGCGGTACGATGCGCCCGGGGCCATCTTTTCTTTTGCGTCAGGTGCCTGCGGGGTATTCGGGCCGGTTTGGCAGGGTCCCCAGGCCGGTAGAAACGATGGCGCGCAGCTCAGCGCGGTAGGCCTTCCAGGCCTCAGGAACCGGCACACCACCCTCATAACAGCGTCCGACGGTTTGGTCGGATTTGTCGAGCAGTGCTTGGGCTTCGCGCTTCAATTGAGCTGCAATCTGTGCGGGAGTAGGGCCAGGATCTGCCGTGAGGTGGTTTTCAGGCGGCTCGACCTCGGCCTCGGTGATGACATGCCGAGTGCGCTCGGGCGTCCAGTACTCGAAGCCGCGATAGTCGGGCACAACGACCCAGGATTCACCCACGCGTTTCGCGACCTCAAACTGCCCGACAACCGGCGGGGCATCCTCGAACGCGCCGAAGGGAACCCAGAACTTGCCTTCCTCTTCGGGGTTGGGCGGGCAGTCCACAGGGCCGACGAAATAGCCCAGAGAATCGGTTTGGAAATGGGTTTTCATGGCGTTTGCACCTCAACGGCGATAGCGGATTTGGGGGAACAGAACGACGGAGCGGACCGTGTTCTCAGCCCCTCCAGTCCACGTGGTTTCGAACGTCCCTGCGGTGCCACTGCCGTTGGTGGCGTTCGAGGTGTTGTCGCCCTCGCTCGTACCGAATGGAACGCCGTGGGGGTGAGCCTTGACCTCGTCGGAGAGATATTGGCCAATCAGCGCGGTGGTGTTGGTGGTGTAGGTGCCATCCCCGTTGTGATACGACTTGATGACCAGGCCAGGGATTTTGGGAACGCGGAAGGTCGTACCGCCCACGCCGCCAGGTCCGTAGCCGAAACAGCCAGGCCGACTGGGGAAAGTGGCCTCGTCCACCAGAGCACCAGAGGCCTGGGCAAATGCCCACAGGTCGGCGTAAGCGCCCGTGCGGCTGACTTCCACGCCAAATGCCGGTGCATGCCCAACGCTCGCGGCCGTGGCGGGCACGTAGGAGATTTTCCCGACCTCGCCAGCGTTTGACGCCACGGTCACGAAATTGGCCAGCAGAGCCTGCAGGAGCTGGTCGCGAGAGCCCGAAGCCAAAGCCACCCCGAAGTATTCGATGAGGTTGGCGATTTCTTCCTGGATGTGGTTTGCCCAATCCGGTGTGAAAAAGGTCGCGGGGAGATTGGCGGCCGGGTTACCGCCCTGGAAGCCATGTTTCCCGGGACCAAAAAGGTCCAGGGCGACGTTGGCGGAGTCGATGCGTTTCATTTACAGCTCCGTGTTGAAGAAAACGAGGGCGAGGGTGTGCGCGGGCTTGTATCGATCGACCGCGCAGAAAATCGGCTCATTGCCCCATCGAGCCAGGGGAACATCACAAGGGCTGGCGCACGTGGCGTATTCGATGAGCAGCTCTTGAGGCACCTGCAGCGCCCACACGAACCGCCAGTCGTCGTCCTGGTAGACGCCAGCGTCGCAGGGGTCCTCGCAGGTCGCGCCACGGAACTCACGCACCGAGGCGCCCGTGTAGCCGAGCTGCTCGGCCACGGCCACCATCTGACCGGCCGAGAGGTTGCCGCGCGCGGTGATCTTGTTGACCACGTCGGCACGGCGGCGCTCGATGCTGCTGCTCAGGCCAGCGCAGGGGTCTGGAAGGCTGTAGACGCGCTCCCAATCAGGCAGAGAGAGCTGGGTGGATGCAGGGTCGTGCTCGACCAGGATCTGGGCGGCCGAGCGCAGCACGTCGCCGAGCGGGGCCGACGTGGCCACGCACTCGTCGCGCACGGTGGCCGCGTTGGGGTCGTATGAGACCGGCGGCAGGCTGCGGAGCAGGGCTTCCAGGATCTGCATGGCCTCACTCCGTCAGTGCGATGACGCCCAGCTCCACCATCTCCACCACGATCGCGTCGACCGTCGGGGTGATGTTGGCCAGCGGGCTGGTGAGGGTCACGTCACGCACACCAGGCACGTTCACGATGGTGGCCTCGATGCGGACCTTGTGCAGGGTCTCGCCAGGCTCGCTGTCGTAGAAGATGCGCTGCAAGCCGCTTTCAATCTGGGGGGTCACCTCGGCCAGGCTGATGCCCGGCTCCAGCACCAGCGTGCCGGTGATGTTCACGACGACCGGAGTCGGGGCGACGGCCATGAAGCCGTCAGCGCCCATGCCAACCGGCTTGCGCGGGTCGATGTAGGCCTGCACATCGTCGAGCAGCTGGGCCGATGGCAGGCCGTTTTCAGGCATGGGCACCAGGTCGACCGTGCCAACGCCTCGGCGCAGCGTGAACACGAAGGCGCGACGCACGCCAGGCACCTCAAGCGCCCAGGTTCGGTAGTCGTTGCGGTTGCCACCTTGAGCGGGCTGGCTCAGCACGAACAGCAGGCGCTCAAGCAGCGCGGGAATCGTCTCGGCATCCGAGCCGCCAGCCATAGACACGATGGAGCCAGTGGCCACGCCTGCAGGCGCTCCGTTGAGCAGCGCGGCGGTGATGGCGGACACGTTGGCAGCCTGGCCAGGCTTCTCGGCGGATGCCGTGGCATCGACCGTGCCACCGCCGCCGATGGTGACCGCCTGAGTGGTCACGTAGCTGGCCACCGTGGTCGACAACACGGTGCCGGCCGGGATGACGGTGCCGGCGGTGCCGGCGAAGCGCACAGAACCGACAGCCAGCTTGGCCACCTTGCGGGGCACACCGCGCTGGGCTGCCATCTTCTCCAGGATGTCCTCGTCAGCCAGGTCAGGAAACGCCTGGCGCCAGACCCACGCCTGGTGGGCATAGAGCTGCTCGGCGACCGCTGCAACAGCGCAGGCGCGCACGTAGTGATCGCTGTCGGGGCCGGTGGCGGCCGAAGGATTGACGGCCAGGACCTGCAGCAGGTAGCGGTCACGGGTCTGCTCGAAGGTGGGGGTTTGAAACGGCATTGCAGGCTCGCTTACGCCACAGGGACGTGATGGGTGAAGGCCACCGTGTTGCCGGACGCGTCAACCACGGTGATCTGCAGGTGCAGCGACTTCGAGGCGTCGGCCATCGGTTGCAGCAGGGTGGCGATGTCGATGCTGCGGGCGCGCCCGTCATCGAGCAGGCCCTTGAGCGCATCGCGGGCGTACTGCCTAGCCAGCAGGTCGATGTTGGGCATCGCCTTGGCTCGGGCCAACTCATGCAGCCGCGAGCCCAGGCCCGTGTTGGCCCAGTACGAACCCAGCGGCGTGACCAGGCGCAGATAGATCGCGTTGGCCAGGCCTCGGGCTGGGTCTCGCTGCAGGTCCGTCCCGGTGTTGACGTAGGCAGCAGTTTTGGGGTCGATGAAGGCGTCCATCACATCTGCTGGGTGGGTTGATCGGTGGGGCCGGAGTTGTTGTTCTCTTCGTGCACGTGGTCGTTGAAGACGTCGCGCATGGCCTGCATGGATGTCCCGTCGCCGTCGACCTGGTCGGTGATGCTGCCCACGGCCGCCACATTGCCGCCCACCAGCAAGCTACCGGTGGTCTCGGTCAGCGGGCTTTCGATCAGCACGCGCACACCGGCCTTGATGTGCACCTGGCCTTCGCGCTTGAGGTGGACCCAGGAACCGTCCTGGGTGTAGAGGGCGGCCTCGCCACGTTCGTTGAGCACCAGGCGGTGGGCGCTGTGCTCGGTGGCCACGATCACGCTGGCGCTCGTGCGGCCACCCAGAGGCACGACGATGGCGGTGGTGCCATCGGGGGGCGTGCTGGTGAAGCCAAAGTGCTGCATCAGCTCCAGGCCCGGCACCGGCTCACCGGCCAGGCCGTCTACGTTGGCCAGTTGCACGGGCTTGGCCATGGCCAGCTTGCCGATGACGGCGCGGAAAGGGGCGCGCAGCAACGAGAGCGCCCTGGCCACTTGGGCCTTGATGGCGGCCGGGCTCATTGAGCACCTCCAGGCACGATGTCGATGATCTTGCCAACGGGCTTGCCGCGCTTGTGCTTGCGGCGCTTGGCGCTCTGCGGCCGTGCTGCCAGCGCCCAGGCGCCGTCTTCACGGAAGGTCAGGGTGGTGAACTGCGGCAGGCCAGAGAAGCGGCGAGCCATCAGGAAGAACACGTCGTCAACGCCCAGGTCCTCAACCACCACACGAACGCGCTGGCCAGGGGTCCACAGCAGGCCCGAGTCGGTGCGGTGGCCCCTGACCATCACCTGCAGCTCGTAGCCACGCACACGGGCATCGGAGATGAACTTGCGGGCCTGCGAGGCCGCGATGGTCTCGTTGACGGCTTCGTGATCGACCACGATCTTGGGGCGGTGCGTGGTGACAGCCTGGTCGCGCACCACCGACTTGACAGCGTGCCGACCATCTCGGGCGCCCGTCGCGTGGGCTTGGCCCAGCACGGTCACCTCGCTGAATCGCTCGGACGCGTTGGCGGTCTCGCTTGCCTCGACGATGTTGTTGCCGACGCCATCTCGGCGCATGGTCAACGTGGCCACGGGTGGCCGGGAGTAGTCGGGGCCACCCACCACCAGGGTGCCATCGGGCTCAAACCATGGCCACAGGCCGTTGGCTTCGGCTGCGCGCTGCAGGGCTGACCATGCAGGCTCACCTGGCTCGATGGAGACGCGATCGCGGGTCGTGGTCGAGTCGGCATCAATGCGGATGCCCTTGATGCCCAGCGGGCGCACGACCTTGGCGACGATCTGCTCCAGCGTCAGCTCTTCGGCCGACCAGATCGGCGCGCTGCAGTCCAGCAGCAGGCCAGCCAGGTCACGGCCGCGCAGGTCGAGGCTTTGCGTGCCACGGCGAACGGCCTGGGTGCGGGTGTCCAGGAAGCCGGTCATGACCAGATCGCCGCCCACCTTGATCTGGGCCGACACGGCATCCTTGACGACGCTGGGCACCTCGAGGCGGTCCTGCTGGATCGAGACGGACCAGGCGTCTGCTGGCGTGAGCAGGTCCGAGTCCACCTCGTAACGGTCCCAGCCGCTGTGCGTGCGACCGCCGATGATCACTTCGACCTGGTCAGCGGGCATAGGCTTGCACCTCTTCACCGGCTTCGATGAACACCTGGCGACCCCAGTCATTGAGGCGCTGCAGCTCGGCCGCGCGAGTGTGGTCCCCGTACAGGGCGTGGGCCAGCAGGCGCGAGTGGCCACCGACCGGCGCCTGGATGCTGATCACGGGCGGGCGCAGCTCCAGGGCTGAGCGAGCGGCCTCCTGCACCTCATGTGCTGCCTGGGACAGCAGGATGGCCACCTCGGGGCCGCGCTGGCCATCCAGGGCCGTGCGGGCCGATTGCATGGCGAGCTGCAGGGCGGTGCGTGCGACGGCCGCCAGGCGCTCGATCTCGGCGCGCTGCAGGGCCAGCAGGTCCAGCTCGGCCGCCAGGATGGTGCAGGCCGAAGAGGCGACGGCCGTGGCGTTGAGCGTGCGGGCCATGGCGGTCAGCGCGGCGCTGACCTGGATGTCCTGCAGCTCTGAGCTGATCGGGCTGATGACGACGGTGGCGCTTTGCTCCTGCGCCAGGCGGTTGAAGTCGCTGACGGCCGCGCCCATGGAAATGGTGCTGACATCGCCTTTGAACAGGCCATTCAAGCCACCCAGCGAAAGGCCAGACACAGCGCCGTCGACGATCGAGCGCAGGTCACCCAGGGCCGAGCGCGGGTAGAGCAGCGGATCCAGGTCGGCCAGCAGCACGCGCACGCCCGTCATGTTGAGCAGGCCGCTGAGCTTGGTCTTGGCCGACGTGAAGGCGGCGTTGATCTCGGTGACGCGCGGAAGCGGGCCACCAGCGATGGTCTCGACGATGCTGGCCACGGCGTTGGTCGCGGTGTCGCGCGCCTGCTCACCCAGGTCGGCTACGCGATCGGCGCTGAGCTGTGCGGCTGGCGAGGTGAAGACGCCACCACGGGGGGTGTGCTCCATGAAGGAGATAGAAACCAGCGCCGAGTCAACGGCCTCGGCTTCATGGTGCACGCGCCAGCGGCCAGCGATGACCTGGCGCAGGCCATAGATGGGGTGCATGAGCTCGCCTGGGCCGGTTTGGCCCAGGGCAGCCAGCAAGGCGTTGAGCGCGGTTTCGTAGTCGTCGCCGCGAAGCAGCGCGGTGACCTCGAACGTCAACGGGTCGTTGCCCATGTCCTCAAGGTCAGCACCAGCGACGTAGGGCAGTTGAGTGGCAGCGACCGACTTGCCGCCCGAGTCATCGACGGCCAGCACCTCGAAGCGAACACCACGGAATGCGGCGTCTTGCAGGGATTGGCTCCAGCTCATTGGCGCTTGCCCTTCTGGTCCTGACGGGCCGTGACCGTTGCCTCGATCTGGCGGCCGTCCAGGTGCACGTTGACCTGCACGGGACGTTCGGCCACGCTCATGATGGCGGCGGCGATGCCAGCGTCACCAGACATGGCGCTGAGCATGGGGTTGTCGGCGACCTCGGTGAAGTTTTCGAGGTTGTTCTCGACCGTGCGGGTCGAGGTCATCGACGCGATCGCACCCATGCCGGCAAGCGTGGCACCGCCAACGCCCAGCGCGGCACCACCGACAGCCGTGGCACCGGCAACCGTTGTGCGCCCCACGATTCCAGCTCCGCCTGAAAGCAGGTTCACAGCACCTGCAGCAGCTGCTGCAGCTGCCATTCCAGTGACTGCCACTTTCGCGCCCTCCAGCGCCTCCGCGAACCCCGGGTACCGCTGGTAAAGGTCGATCTGAGCCTCGGCCAGTTTGGAGACGGCCGAGTTGGCGCCGGTCATGGCTTCCGTCTGTGCGCGCTCGACCTCAAAGTTGCGCTGGTCAAACTTGTAGCCGGCGCCTTCGGTGATGAGCGCTGCAGCCGAATCAATGGTCCCCTTGGAGCCGTTGATTTCAGAGCTGACCCGGGCTAAGTACTCCCGGTTGTTCATCAGGCCGATCAAGGCCATCAGGGCTTGGCGATCTTGAATGACCTTCCCAACCGAAGAGCCCTGCAGCAGGTCAGCCTGGGCGGACATGGCTGCAGCGCGATCACTGCCCTGCGCCGATTGGGCGGCCTTCTTAGCCGCAACAAACCGAGGGTCTGATCCGACCACCTTGTCGACCAGGCCGACAAAGGCGTCAAGCGAGTTCATGCCCTTTGAATTGGCGCGAGCAAGAGACCCGGTCAGGTCAATGCCTTGTGATGCAAAGTCGCGCGCCGTGTCGGAGCTGGAAATCTTGCCCAGCAGGTTGACCAGGTTGTTGCCTGCCTCGTCGCGGGTGCCTGCAGTGATGACCGACGCCTGGTTGGCAGCGAGCAAGGTGGTCATTCCAGACATGCCCTGCAAGCCGATGCTCCGTGCTGCTGCCATCTGCTGCGGCAGCCACTTGGCCATGTCGCGCAGCTCAAAGCCGCCAGCCTGGCCAGCGCCCATGGAGCGATCCAGCAGGTCCTGCAAGCCAGCGGCATCGCTGATGCCCATGCTTTGCCGCGCTCGAATGGCAATGGTGGCCAGCTCACCTGGTGCGGCTCCTGAGGCAGTGGCGCCGCGCATGAGCACGGGCAGCACTGCCAGTGCCTCGTTCACGTCCTTGTAAGTGCCGCTGCCCACCAGCTCGTTGAGCGCCGACATCGCCTGATCACGCGACCCTCCGCCGGCACGAACAGCGCCTACGATGCCTGCGTTGATGTTGGCCATGCCTGCCCGGCGTTCATCCAACGGGCGGCCACCGTAGGCCGTGTTGGCCAGCCTGCGCAGCTCGGTGTCGTAGTCAGCAGCTTTGCGCAGCGGGTCGGCCACGACGTGGCTGAAGGCGAGGGACCCCGCAAGGGCACCAGCGCCACCACGCAGCAAGCCGCCCAGCTTGCCGCTGAGCTGCTGCAGCTTGGACATCTCGCGGTGCGCGCGCGCGGTTTCATCGCCGAGGTTGCGCACCTCCCTGGCGGCCTGCCGGGCGCCGCTGGCGTTCTTGCCGACCTTGGCCAGGTTGTCGGCGACCGAGGCAGTGCTGCGGGCCGTCTTGTCCGAGTTGCTGGCCAGCTCCCGCATCTGAGATGAAGCCTGGCTGACCACCCGTTGCAGCGGGGCGATCAGCTTGTCCTTGAGAGACAAGCTCATGGCCAGGTTCAGGTCAGGGGTGGTCATGGCTTGGGCGGTGCGGTTTGCGACTTGCGGCGGGTTGCGATGTAGGTCTTGGGTTCAGACCTGGTGACGACTGCCTGGCGCCCCGAAGGGCCACGCGCGCGAGGGGGCGGGTTGGGCCTGGTTGGGCTCGGGCTGACCTTGTCGATGACCCAGGCCAGGTCGCCCATGCTCAGGTTGTGGAGGTGTGCTGGATCGAGGTGGTGTCTGGCGCACCAGACGAGGACGTGGAGCCACCAGCTGCTTGCGGCGTCTCCACGACGCCCAGCAGCTTTTTTTCCATGTCAGCGCTTTCCCGATCGAGGTGGTTCCAGTCCTTCGGGTGCAGGGTGCGCACCAGGGCGGTGGTGACCTGCGGCTGCTCACCGTGCTTGCCGGCTGCAGCCAGGCCATCGAACGTGGTGAGCGTGCCCAGCTTGACCAGCTGGCGGGCCATCATCGCGGTGCCGATTCGCAGCGGGTTGGTGTCCTCGCCGGACTCGACCAGCTCTTCGGTGACCTCGATGTTGTCGAGCACCGTGGGCGAGCGCATCTCGAAGTCGCGGTGCAAGACACCGTCGACCTCGATGCCAATGGGAAGGGTGCCGGTGATCTTCACGGTCATTCCTTGACTTCACGCACGGCGACCATGCTGATGTTTTTCCGGGCCTCGTTGTCGACGTCGTAGGTCTCGCCCACGGAGGTGGTGAAGCAGTCCAGGTAGCTGACCCGCTCGCCCTGGCCGTCGATCGGCTCACGGGTGACCTTGCCGCGCTCGATGTTGGCCCAGTCGGGCTCGCTGCCGTCCTTGGGCACCACCACAGTGAGCGACAGCTCGTAGCGGCGGACGCCCTTCTTGAAGCCCGCGATGTTGCGCGTGCGGTTCATGGTGGCCACCGGAGACATGCCGGTCACGACCTGGACGGACATGGCCGTGCAGTCGATCTCGCGGCCGTCGATCTCCAGAACGACCGCGCCGGTGAATTCTTCAGAGGGCATTGCAAACTCCTTTCAATGGTTGATCAGCGGTCGATCACAGCAGCAGGTCGATGCGACCGGCGAAGACGTGCAGACCGTTGACCACGTCCATCGGGATGCGTGCGTTCACGCGGTTGGGGTCCTGGCTGTCGTCTTCGACGATGAAGCCGTCCTTGTTGGCCTCGACGTTCTCGATGATCCCCAGCTCTTCGAGCTTGATGGCCACATCGAGCAGCTCGGAGCGGATCTGGCGCCGGATCTCGGGCGTGCGCTTGTCGCGAGGGAAGCGCAGCAGGATCCGATCGCGCCAGGCCTTGCGGCAGTAGTCGAAGGTGCGGATGGTGGTCAGGTCCAGCAGGGCGATGTCCGGCGAGCCAGCCTGGTTGGTCGTGTAGGTCGTGACCGCACGGACGATCTGCACCTGCTCGCCAGGACCGACCTGCAGCGGCGTGACACCGTTGGCCAGGCACACCTCCTGCTCGGTGCGGCTGAGCCGGTTGGCGATGCTGGGGGCGGCGATGCCCGGCAGCGACAGGTTGTTGAGCGGCCGGGCCGGATCCTCTTCGAAGGCGGCCACGGCGGCGAAGGCCGCAGCCAGCTGGTAGCTCAGCGACGCGGTGCCGGGCAGCAGGGCCTGCACCAGGCGGCCGGCGTTGAGCTGGCCCGACAGCGTCGTGGCGGCCGAAAGCGTGCCCCGGCTGGCGAACACGCCCACGGCACCGCGCTGCTCGATGGAGTCACTGCGGCTGTCCAGGTGGGTGCGCAGCGTCGTCAGGGCGGTCTGGGTGGCGTAGGGCGTGACGATGATCTCGTCGCTGAGTGCGAAGAGGTTGGCGAGCGTTGCCGTCAGGTCCGGGTCAACCGCGCCGGCCGAGAAGGCCGTGGTGGCCACGTTCAGGCCGGCGGCGGTGCTGGTGGCGTCGATGAAGACGTCGTTGCCCAGCGTGCCCTTGTTGCGTGCGGTGAAGGTGATCTCGCCACCAGCGACCGCGCCCGTGACCGGCAAGTCGGGGTAGTTGGCCAGCTGGGCCTGCAGGGCCGTGGCCGCCTGCGCGGCGGTTTGCTGGCTGGGGACGGCCAGCTCGATGTTCTGCGCGCCGATCTTGGCCATCACGGTGCCGGCCGTCGTCGCGGTGCCGGTGAAGGTGATCTTGCCGGTCGCGGCGGCAGAGCCAGCAGCGTCGTCGACGCCGACGGCCATGATCTCGACGTAGCGGTTGGCCGTGATCGCGGCCTTGACCATCAGGTGCACGATGGAGCCACGGCCGAAGTAGCCGGCGGCCTCAGCGTCGCTGAAGACCCGGGCGGGCTGACCTGCCGTCGCGGTGCCCGCTGCCAGACGCTGCCCGATGATGACCAGGCGCTGCTTGTTCGAAGGCAGCGTGCGCACAGCCAGGCGGGTGTTGAACTCCATGTAGGCACCCGGCTTGCGGATGCTCGACGGGATGGTCTCGAAGCTGATGTTGGGGCTGCTCATGAGGTGCTCCAGGTTGAAAGGTCGGGTCAGGCCAGGCCAATGCCACCGAAGGCGGCCCAGCTCAGGTTTCGCGCCTGGCGGCGCTGGCGCTTGGCCTCGGCGGCGGCCAGGCGTTCCTTGGCCTTGTTGCGGGGTTGCGGACGTGGGCGAGGGCCGCGTGGCGACTCATGGCCAGCACGGAGTTGCAGGGCAGATGCCACACCGATGGGCGCTGCTGCAGCACCCGCCAGACCGATGACCGCCGCCGATAGGATGGACAGCACGCGGCTCATTGCGACTTGACCTTGCGGGCCACCTTGGCTGCCGGCATGCTGTCGTCGACCTCGACCAGCTCGCCGCTGGCCAGGCGCCGCAGGTAGTACTGCGTGATGTCCACCTCGACGGCCTTCTGGTCATCGATGTAGGTCTTGGGGTCCTCTTCGCGGGGCACCTGCAGGCCCTCGGCGGCGATCACTTTCATGGTGTCCTCACGGGTTCAAGGTGACCACATCGGCCCCATCGGGCTCGTCGTCACCGGGTTTGATGGGGTAGTTCAGGCCCACCGTCAACAGGTCGTTGATCGGTGCACCAGGTGCAGTGACTTCTTCCTGGTACCGGGTCACCCAGCCAGCGGACATCACGGCGGCGGCCTCGTTGCCGAAGTAGCCCTGAGCGACCATCTGAACCGGGCCAGGCGTGAGTGGCTCAATGGGCAGGCCCAGCTTCTGGTGCAGCAGGGCGGCCTGGATGCGCTCGTCGAGCAGCTCGTAAAGACCGGGCTGCCCGTGATCACCGACCCGGGTAGCGGGGTTCGGGCCGTGCATCTGCTGCGCCACCAGGATCTGGTAGCGCACGGTCTTGAGCAGACGACGACGGCCGACCACCTTCACGGACAGTGCTCGCTCGAAGGTGACCCATGCGCAAGGCAGGCGACGCATCCACTCGGCGTGCTCGTCATCGAGCTGGCCAGCGTAGGACTCGACGTCGGCATCGGGCAGCGCAGCCTTGACTGCGGCGACCAGGCCTTGCTCGATGAGCTTGAGCATCGAGGCCATCAGAACGAATCCAGGGTGTCGGAGCCGAACATGCGCGAGCCGCTGCGCACAGCGCTGGATCCACCTGCAGGGGCAGATGGCGAGCTGGCCAGCGCCAGCTCCACGCCGACGGTGGACTGCCCCTTGGCGATCTTGTCCAGCAGCTCGACGGCGTCCTTGTAGCGGTTGCGGATGGCCTCGGTCTCGCGGATGTGCGTGCCCGTCATCAGGTAGCGCGCGATGTCGCCCGTCAGGCGCTTGATCACATCGGGCACCACCGGCTGCAGGGTCGAGGCGTCGAGCAGGGGGATGGCGAAGCGCCGCGCCAGGTAGCCGTCGACCTGGGCCGATGCATCGGCCAGGCCACGCTCCAGCCGCACCGTGTTCACGACGCTGCTGCCGGCGTCGGACGTCAGCATGACAGCCTCGCGCTCGGTGTAGCGTTCGATGAACTCGGCGGCGGTGAGGTACATGGCCCAGCTCCTGCGATCAGCGGTCGACGCGGATCAGTTGGCCGGCGGCCGTGGCAGCGTCCATGGCGCGGCCGGCGTTCTGCCCGGCAGCCAGGGTGATGGCGCGGCCCTGGGCGTCGGACTGGACGTTGGCGCCCACGGCGACAGCGGCACCGGCAGTGACCACGATCCAGCCACGGGTCTTGACCGGCGTCTGCTCGCCGATCACCACGTCGTCACCGGCAACGCCGAGGACAGCCTGGCCATCGGTGGCCTGGCCGCCGACGTAGTTGACGAAGCGTTGCTTGGCGATCGCCGTGGTGGCTGCGATCGAGCCGGTGTTGATGACGTTTTCGGTCAGCATGTAGAACTCCTGTTCAAAGAGGTTTCAAAGGGGCGGATCAGCTCGCTTTGCGGGCCTTGCCGGTGCGGGGTGCGGCTGCCGCCTGGTTCTTGGCGGCGCGGTCGGCTTCGTCCTTGGCGGCCTTCTCGGCAGCAACGCGGTCGGTTTCGTCCTTGGCGGCCTGCTCGGCAGCAACGCGGTCGGTTTCGTCCTTGGCGGCCTGCTCGGCAGCGACGCGGTCGGCTTCGTCCTTGGCGGCCTGCTCGGCAGCGACGCGGTCGGCTTCGTCCTTGGCGGCCTGCTCGGCAGCGACGCGGTCGGCTTCGTCCTTGGCGGCCTGCTCGGCAGCGGCACGGTCAGCCTCGGCCTTGGCGGCCTGCAGGTCAGCCAGGTCGGTGCCCACGAAGAGCGCCTTCACGACATCGCCGCTGGCGGTCCAAGCCTTCAGGTCTTCAGGCCCGACCATGAGCAGATCGGGGTGCATGCGGCGCTTGCCCTCATGCCGGACGCAGCGGTCCGGCTGCACGATGACTGCGGTCTTCGTCATGGAAGGCCTCAGGCGTTCGTGTCGCTGATGAGGTAGCCGGCATCGGCGCCCACCAGCAAGGTCTTGTAGATCATCGTGGCGCGGACGTTCTCGATCTTGCCGCCCTGTTCCACGAACTTGTCGACCTCCAGCGCCTTCTTGAAGGCCGTGTAGCCGAAGCTGGGCTCGAAGACCGAACGCTTGCCGCTCGGGCCAGGCGGACGGCTGTAGAACAGCAGCGCACTGTCGCCCCAGACGTCGAAGTTGGCGGTGTCGTCGTCGTTGGTGTAGATCGCGTCACCGACGATCACACGATCGAGCTTCAGGATGGCTGCCAGCAGCTGAGGCGTGAGCACGCCCATTTGGCTGTAGGCCAAGCGCTCCAGCACCTTGGGGTGCTCGCTCAGGGCGTCATACGCCGTCGCGCCCAGCAGGAGGCTGTTGGGGCGCTTGGCAACCGCCTGACGGATCTTGCTCGCACCTTCGCGGATCTGCTCGATCGGGTTCGAGTCGGCGGCGGTCCACTTGTCGGCACCACCCAGGGTCACCTTGTTCGCGGCGTCGAAGTTCACCGGGTTGAAGGCGAGGTCGGCTGCGATCTTTTCGCGGCGCAGCAGGAGGTTGTCCTGGGCCAGGAAGGTGTTGGCGGCTTGGACGTCCAGGTCGTCGGACTCGTCGGCTTCGCGGTAGTCCATGGGCACGGCGATGTCGTGCTCTTCCAGGCTGAACTCGATGAACTTGCGGCCTTCGGGGTCGAGGCGGTTGGAGGCCGCACGCAGGGCGCGTTCGGTCTTGCCCAGCTTGAAGGCCTGGCGGTTGTGCTTCGGGATCTTGCCGGCTTCCTTCGAAACCTTGGCCATCGGGAAGATCTGGTCAGCGATGAACTCGGCGTTGCTGTAGCCGAGCGCGAGGTTGGTCAGCACCGGATCGACGGCGCGCAGATTGGAAAGGCGACCCATGGATGGCTCCTATTTGGGGTGGGTGGTGAAACGGGTTTGAGCGCTCAGCGGCTCACTTTTTGACGGCGCGCACGGCAGTGAGGTAGTCCACCTCATTGCCGCGAGCCTTCTGCTCGCGCTGGTAACGGAGGGCGTCCTGGTGCAGCGCCATGCGCTCGGGATCCACGCTGGTGCCTTCGCCGAACTGGACCTGTGCATCGACGTCGTCGAGCTGGCCGATGTCGCGGCCCTGCAAGGTGGCGCGCTCGCCGAACTCGACCGAGGGCTTGGTCAGGTTCAGGATGTCGGCCAGCACCTGGGTGAGCGGCTTGGAGTCGTCGCCCTCGCCGAAGGCCAGCACTTGACCGTCGGCGCTGGGGGCCGCCAGGTTCATGTGCAGCGCCACCAGGGCGTCGCGTTGCTCGGCCGGCAGGCGTGCCGTCGAAATCAGTCCTTCAGCGAAGGCCACAGCTTCAGCCTGGCGGCGATCGGCCGCGGCCTTCTCGTCGGCAGCGCGGCGCTCGGCCAGCTCCTGCTCGGCCTTGGCCGCGCGGCTGCGTTCGGCCTCCAGCTGCCCTTGCAGCTCGGCCATCTGTTGTCCACTCATGTCATCAGCTCCACCCCCGGCCGGTTGGGCAGCCTCGGAGAAGGCCGGGGAGGTCCCCTCCGAGGTCATGGAGTCACGCACCTGGTCGGCGGTGATGGAGGCAGCGACGTTGTCCAGCTCCCAGCTGGCCACCACCTCGTCGGCGGCGTCCTTGCCATGGGTGCGCAGCAGGAACTCACGCAGGCGGCGCAGGGTGCTGACGAAGAAGGACTCGGCGTAGTCACCGAACTCGTGCACGCCGTCTTCAGCCTCGTTGAACTGGACCGACTTCAGGCCCTTGATGGCCGGGGGCATAGCACCCAGGCAGCCAACGTGGCGCGGGTACCAGATGCCGGGTTTGGGGTTGCCGGGCGCCTTCGGCCCGTACAGGGCCAGGGACGTCTTCTTGAAGCGGCCTTCGTTGACCAGGTTGGCAAACTGCTCTTCAACCTGGTGGCCTTCTGCCAGCAGCACGCCGTCGCGGTAGACGAAGCGAGCGGCCCAGCCGTAAGCAGGCCCATCCATCTTGGGATGGCCGACGACAAAGGGCGCTTCGTGGAGTTCGGGGCTGTAGCCTTCTGCGATCGCCTGCAGGTCGGCTTCGGTGAGGGTCACCCGCACACCCTTGGCGTCGGTGTGGACGCCAGGTCGCAGGACCTCGATGAGCGGGGGATTGGATGTGTTCGGCATGGCAGCCATGTTCGGCCGCCATGCGTTTTTCAAACAGGCTGAAGCGCTTCAGCAGGCTCCAGCCTTGCGGGGTCAGAAGTTCCGGATGATCAGCTCCTGACGCTTGACCGCCTTGTGTTGACCACCAACTGTGTAGTCAATGCCGACCGAGTCCATGCTGAATTCTGCAAAGCACTGTCGGATGTCAGGGTGGTCATTGAGCGTGAGGATGATCTTGCCCTTAACGGTTTTCATCATCGAAGCAAGCAGCTCGTATTGATCCCATGCAAACTCGGCTCCATAGCCAGCGGTCATCCAGTAAGGGGGATCGCAGAAAAACAGTGTGTGCTTGCGGTCGTAGCGTTTGATGCACACGTCCCACGGCAGGTGCTCGATGTACGTCTGGGCCATTCGAAGATGGGCAGCGCTCAGCGTTTCTTCGATTCGCAGCAAGTTGATCGGCGGGGCTGTCGTCGCAGTCCCCCACGTCTGGCCAGTCACCTTGCCGCCAAAGGCATGCTGCTGCAGGTAATAGAACCGGGCGGCCCGCTGAATGTCGGTGAGCGTTTCGGGGTTGGTGATCTGCATCCACTTGAACACTTCCCGGCTGCTGAGGGCCCACTTGAACTGGCGGATGAACTCCTCGAGGTGATGCTTCACCACCCGGTAAAGGTTGACCAGGTCGCTGTTGATGTCGTTGAGTACTTCGACTTTCGCAGGCTCTTCACGGAGGAAGTACAGGGCAGCTCCGCCTGCGAAAGGTTCCACATAGCAAGAATGCTCTGGGAAGGTTTGGAAGATGCGTTGCGCCAAGCGGCGCTTGCCCCCGATCCAGGGGATGATTGGTCGCGTCATATTGAGTCCAGACAGGGTTAAATTCCCCCTGCCACCCGGGTGGTGGTCAGGGCCTTGGCTGGTCTCACAGACGCGTTCTGTGGGCCTGGCGGCTTGGAGTCGGTTGCCGCCGTCTCCAGGTCGCCCTGATCTTTTTCGCCGTGGGGTGCCGCCCCACTGCTTTAAGGATGGTTTCTGCCTCCTTTCACATTCGGTTGATCTGCTCGCGCAGGTAGTCCTGCGCCTCTTCAACCAGGTCCTGGCCATCCTCTGGTGTGAGCACCAGGAAAGGCCGCGCCGGGATCTTGCTGCCAGGGTGTTGCACCTGGCGAACGATCACCCCACCAAAGGCCAAGGCGCGCTTGTAGCGCGGCTTGATCACGTGGGGCTTGGTCTGGCCACCAAACTGGTGGATGGCTGCATAGGCCACGTTCGTGCCGACCACGGCTTGGTTGTCGTCGTGGAAGGGCGTGATGCTGGCAGCGAGCGCTCCGTCGCGCTGCAGGATCTTCCCGTCCTTGCCAGCCTTGCGCCTGGCAGCCACGGTGCCGGGGTGCAGGCCCTGCCAGGCAGGGCGCCCCTCAGCCTCGAAGTTGTCCTCGACGGCCCGGTGCATGACGCCAGCCAAGCGCCCCATCAGCTCACGGCGGTTTTCCAGCCGGCCGACCAGGCGGCGCAGCTGCTCGATGATGTGGTTATAGGGCAGCTCGATGTCGATCATGGCGCGGCCTTCGGCATCCAGTACAGACCCACCACCTGCAGCAGCCCGTCCACGTCGACGATGCGCCCTTGCAGCATCCCATCGGCCTCGCGCAGCGTCACCACGCCATCGTCGGCACGCTGGCCAACGGCGAACAGGTCGGGCAGCAGGCGCATGCGCTCGATGGGCACCGACCTGCCCATGCCGGCGGCGAGCTGCTCGCTGGCCAAGTAGACGCCCAGGTCCGTGCGAGCCGCATCGGGCTGCACGCCGACTGGAAACAGGCCGTCCAGCGCGCCCCGGGCCTGCACGAAGCGCTCGAAGGCCGGGCCGTCGACGACCTGGCGCACGAATGCCTCGGACAACTGGCTCGGCCGGTCGCCCAGGCGCGGCATCCAGGTCGACTGGCCAGGGTTGTGGTTGAACCCCGGATCCGGCTGAAAGAAGCCCGGCTTGGGCATGCCTGGCGCCTTGTACCTGGTCACCGTGGCAGTCGAGCCATTGCGCAGGGGCACCTGCACGTCGCGGAGCTGGCCGGCGGTGCTCTCCACCTGCAGGCCCTTGCGGTCCAGCTCGCGCTGGTTGAACGCCCGCACGCGGCAGCGGCAGCCATAGCCGCAGGGTGGCCAGAACGCCCGCCAGCCCTGGTCATCGAACCGGAACACGCGGCCGTGCAGCGCGCGGTGGCCAGGGCGTGTCTTGCTGTCCAGAACGGCCACGTACTGCCAGAACGGTCGATTGCCAGCCTGCTCGACCATGGCCTGGTAGCGCCCAGCCATGTAAGCGCTCTGCATGTTGGTCCGGTAAATCGTGCTCAGCCTGGCGGGCGTCAGGCCCTTGGCCAGCTCACCAGTGTTTGCATCCACACGCCCGGCCGCCTGGAGCTGCTGCAGCGAGCCTTCGCGGCGCCACCAGCCCTTGGCCTGCAGCGTCGGCACCAGGTCGTTGCGCCACTGCTGGAGCGTCTTGCCCTGCTGAAGCGCTTCCACGAGGCTGGCGTGGATGTCGCTGACCACGTCCAGCTTGGCCACATTGGCCACCGTGAAGGCCCGCGCATGCTCGCCATCCAACCACTCCGTCCAGTTGCCGGTGACGGCCGCCCCCTTGCCGCGCAGGAAGCGCACAGCGTCGGCCGGCTCCAGGCCGATGGCATGCCGAACGTCTGAGCCGTCCATCAATCGCCCTCGGCCGCTTCGGTGGTCGCGCCGTGGCGGCCGACCAGGTCAGACACGAAGAACGCCTGTTGCAACAGCTTTTCCAGGCCACTGCTGTCCATCTTGGGATAGGCCTCGACCAGGGCTGCCATCACCTCGTCGGCCGAGCTGGCCCGCTCGATGGCGTTCAGGGCCGGCTGCAGCATGGCCACCATGGCGGCCTGGATGTCGTCTGCAGGCAGGTTGCCCATGGCGTGATCGAGCGCGGCCTGGTCGGGCGGTGTGTCGCCCTCGGCCAGGCTCAGCCCTTCAACGCCATCGGCGCCGGCGGCCGGCTCGGGCTCCAGGTCGCCCTCCTGCAGGTTGTAGGTGCGCATCCAGTAGGCGCGGGTGAAGCGCACGCCAGACTCCTGCAGCGTCTTGTCGCGCTTGGCCTGGGTCTCGTTGATCTCTTCCTGCTGCCAGAACTCATAGGCCGGGGCTTGGCTGGATGGCCAGTTCACCTCCACGATCCAGCGGGCAAGCTGCGAGACGCCCTCGGCCACCATGTCGGCGTCAGCGTCGCGCAGGTCATCCTCAACACCCGACGCGGCCGTGGCCGACGCACGGTTGCTCTGCAGCTCGGTGCTCTGGTTGTTGCCCAGCAGCGAGATGTTGATCTCCCGCGAGCAGTACATCAGCAGCTTCTCGAACATGTCGGCGCTGGCCGTCGACGTGGGCTGGATCAGTTCGACGCTGGCGTCGTCGGGAATCACGGCCACCGCATCGCGCACCATGCTTTCGAGCTTGTCGGCCAGGTCATCGGCATCCGTCTGGCTTGCGCTGCGGGGCTGTTTGCCGATGGCCCACGGCATGCCGTACTTCTCGGAGAAGGTCACCCAGAACTTCAGTCCCCCCTTGCGGAAGGCGACCGGCCAGAAGCAGCTGGCCAGGTCGGCCTCGCCGTAGGGGTTGGCATAGCTGCGCTCGTTGCCGACCAGGATGAACTTGCGGTCAGGCACCAGGGTGCCGTTGACGCTGCCCAGCTCACGCAGCACCAGGGCGTTGTCCTGGTCGAAGCCGAACCATTCAGCCGGCTTGGCCACGACATCGACGGGCACGACCAGGCCGCCCACACGGCCCCAGATCACCTCTGCCACCGAGTAGCCGTAGAGCGAGCCATCGACCAGCTCGCGCACCAGGCGCTTGATCGGCAGGTCTTCGAAGAGCGCCTGCAGGTTGCGCACGGTGCGCGCAGTCGCCATGGTCTGCCGGTCGAAGCCGTGCTCCATCGACACGACGGCCGCGCGGCGGCGCTTGGCGCCAGACTTGACCATGGTGTCTGACATCAGCTCCCGGTAGGTCTGGACCTGGCGGCCCAGCCGACGCAGAATCGGGTCAGGGTTCGGCAGCACGCCGAACATGCCAGACGTGTCACCCGCACGCAGCCGGGTGGCCATGTGGGTGGTCATGCTCTTGGAGTCGGTTTCTTCGGAAAACCGGACAAACTGGGTGGGAGACACCCAAATTCCTCGGCTCATGGCGTTCCTCCACCGACCACCGACCCACCAAAGCCCCGGGAATGGCATTGAAGGGCGTTGAAAAACGCCAAACGCGGCCGGGTGGCTACCGTGGGTGCGGCAGCGGCAAAAAATTGAACCTGCGCCGTTTTGGCGCGTTTCGGTTTTTGGGGGGCAGGGCGGTGGCCTGGCATGTCAGTACCCCGCCAGGCTCACACCCGACCGCATGGACCGGCTGGCGACATTCACCGGCCCACCGTCCTGGCGGCTTGCGTACCAGGCCAAGGCGCCCGCGATCGCGGTGTCGCCGTGACGTTTCTTTTTGGCTGCATCGGTGGTTCGCAGCTCAGGCACACGGGCAATGCCCTTGACCATCTTCACAGCGCGGTGGTCGTTCAGTACATCGGCATCTGCAGGCAGCTCAATGCCAACGTCCTCAAACGCAGCCTTGTAAGGCGGCATGTTCTGCATGTACCACTGCTCGCTCAGCATGACCTGCGTAACCCTGGTGGGCGAGTACTTCTGGGCGGCCTGCTCGGCGATCTGGAAGCCCAGGCCGCGTGCGTCGATGGCCGCGTGCCATGCACCAGGCAGACGGTCCAGGATGAAATACAGAATCTGCTGTTGGGCATCGAATGGCATGCCACGCAGCTCAACGATGAAGGGCGCCTGGCGCTTGAGGTTCTGCAGCTCCACCAGCGGCACGAATGACGAAAGGTCGCTCACACGGCCGATGTCCCCACCAAGTGCACTGTTCAAGTGGCGTGGCAGGGCATCCAGCAGCGGCTTGAGGTGTTCATTGCACCAGTCGGCAATCTCGCTGCGGCGCTGGTGCTCTGGCAGGAAAGTCCACTCAGGCTTGCGCTCGATGCGCAGAACCGGCAGCGCAGGGCTCATGCAGCGCTCGATCAGGGCGCGACTCAGCCAGGTTCCGCTGCTGGACTTCGGAACGCAATCCAACTCTTCATCGGCGTCATCGCCGTAGAAGGCTCGGATGTCGGCAGCCCATTTGTCCTCGCCCTCTTGTGTCCACTCTTTGCCTGTCTTCAGGCAGATGCGCCTATACAAGCCATCTTCCAGTGCATCGTTGAACGTGGTGCGATGGAGCGAGTATGGCAACTTGCCTGAGCGGATGTCCTTGACAAGCTCGTTAAATGGGTTGTCGTCGCCGAAGTGCGTGGAGATGATGTGCACCCGGCCGCCCCAGATCAGCAGGGCCATGGCAGCCTTGAGCAAGGCTGCCAGGTTTTGGTGGAACGCAGCTTCGTCCAGGATGACGCGCCCTTGCTTGCCACGCAGGTTGCGTGGCTGAGAACTCAGTGCCGTGATCCGAAAGCCACTGGCAAAGCGGATGGAGAAGGCGAACACGCTCTTCTTTTCTTCGCCATCAACGAACACATCCTCGCTGACCTCAATGGCATCCGCCACGCTCTGAAAGTGAGTGGCCCACTGAGCTGCATCCAGGATGAACTCAATGGCCATGTCTTTCGTGTAGCCGATGTACCAGACGTCATCGCCGCCCGCTTCCCGGCTTGCGCCAGCCTCCAGCACTGCGTCACAGGACTCGGCCCAGCTCAAGCCGATCCGGCGACTTTTCTCATCGACCTTGACCTGTGACTTGTCAGCGATCCAGCGTTGCTGATAGGGCAGCAACACTGCCGGCGCTCGACGATCCCACTGGTAGTCGATTTCCTGCGCCAGCTTACGCATCTCGGGCGTGATGATGCTGGAGGCCTGGTTGACGCTGCTCATGCTGCGGCCTTCGGCGCTTCGCCAATGCCCAGGATGCGACTGCGGATCAGATCGATCGTTTCTGCCGACATGCCGGCCTGGCGGCTGGTCTTGGTGACCTCCTCGGCAACCTTGGCCACCTGCGCTGCGACCAGCTTGCGCACGGCCGCCTCGCGGTCCACCACGATCTTGTCGGCCTGGGCGATGCTCTTGATCGCGTTGCCGAGCATCATCAGACCCATGGGGTCAACCTGGTCGGTTTCGCTCAGCGTCTTGAACGAGATGACGCGCAGCATCTCGATCAGCAGGCGCCCAACGTCACCGTCAGGCTCGCTGCCGATCTTGTCCACCCAAACCTTGGCGATCTCCTGCGCCTCGCGGTACTTGGCCAATTGGACGTTCTGGCTGCGCACGTACCGACCGACGGCCGACCGCGATGCATCGCCGCCCATGGACTGGATCATGGCCACGATCTCGTCGATGGTGGCTCGCCCGTCCTTGATGGCCGAGTTGACCTCGGTCTGGATGCGGGGGTCGAGCAGGTCGATGCTGCTCTTGCGCTGGCGTGCGGTTGCCATGGCCAGATCAGGGCAGCGGGCGCTTGACGCCCGGTTGCACAGCGCGGCCGGCAGCCACGTCGACGCCTCGGTGGGTCAGCGTGGCCACGGTCACGTCGCCGGTCTGCTTGGTGCTGACCAGGCCCTGCTCTGCCAGCCAGGCCAGATCCGTCTGCAGGGCGTCCTGCGACACGTTGTGGCCGTAGATGCTCCCGATCGCGGTTTGCACCAGGAATGCATTGGCCGCATAGGACGGCGACTCGCTGAGCACCAAGAGGATGCTCAGCCGGCGGTCTTCGGTAAAGATGGAGGTGTTCATTTGGCGCGGGACAGCAGTTGTTCCAGGATCAGCGTCTGTTGATGCTCGACGCGACGCAGCAGCGAGGCCTGGCCCTCGACGACCGCCTTGACGGTCTGAACGTCACCGGCCAGCTGCGCCAGCTCTTCATCTGTCGGGATGTGCTTCATGCGTTCCTCCACCGACTGGAGGCGGATGGACAGGCCCTTGAGGTCGTCGTCGACCCGGTCGCTCAGCAGATTGATCTGTGCCTTGGCTTCCTCGCCCGGCTTGCGCAGCCAAACCACGCCGGTGTTGATCGTGGTCAGGATCAACACCAGCACCTCCAGCCACAGGCGGCCGTCAGTGAAGTCGATTTCAGACAGCATCATGGGTTCACAGGGTTGCGGTGGGGGCGAAAGCGGCCTGCATGCGAGTGGCGATCGAACGGGCTTCGCCACGGTGGCCACGCTTGGTCGGGTGCGTGCCGTCCGGGCCGTTGTCGGTGCCTGCGTTGCCGGTTGCCAGGCTGCAGATCGAGACCGTGACCGTGCCGTTGTCGGTGATGGCGCCACCTGCAGCCCAGTTCAGTGCTTGCCCTGCGGTGCCGGCCACGACCGCGACCGTGCGCTGCACACCGGATGGGAAGGTGACAACGTAGTTACCAGCCGGGAAGGGCCATGAATCGACGAGCGTGCCGGTCGTGGTCGTGGCGACGTTGATGGCTGCCTGGCAGCCCACGCCGGACACCAGGCCAGGGCCCGCCAGCTCGATGGGCTCACCAGCCGTGTGCGCAAAGGTCAGCGCATCGAAGGTCAGCACACGAGCGGTGGTGCAACCCGTGATCAACCGGACTTCGGCGGTGTCACCGTTGCCGATCTTGATGTACCAGCCGTTTCGAGCTGCTGCGACGCTGCCCAAAGCGATGATGGTCTCGATCGTCGGCGGCACGGTGGCCAGGGTCATGGTGGTGGCGCCCGCTGCCAGGTCAACCGGAACGGTCTGGGTCCAGGCGCCGAGGTAGTCACCGGGCGGCGCGGAAACCAGGTCGATGAACGGCGTGCCAGGCCGGGTCTCGGACACCGCCTTGATGGCATCGCGGATGGCGAACAGCCGCGACTTGGAGGTCTGCAGCACAGACACAGGCCAGAAAGGAGACGTGAAGAACATGTCCATGTCCGGGTCGTAGGCCATCGCGATGTCCAGCGCGGCCTGGGCGCCAGCGGAGACCTGCGCTGCTGTGGCGGTACCAGAGACGTCGTTGCCACCATGCACGAACCCGATGATGTCGCCCTTGCCCCACGCCTGCAGGTCCTGCAGCAGGTGAGTGCTGACGCGCGGATTGCTCACGGGCTGAGTCGGGCTGTCGGTCGCGTAGTCGGCCGCACCCACGCTGCAGCAAGCGATGTCCCAGCCGGTCAGGTACATCAGCAGGGTGGCGAAGTTGTCCCCGGCCGGGAAGCTCACGCCCTTGTCCGAGATCGTGCTGCCGAAGGAGTTGACCGACAGGAAGGACCGAACACGCGGCGTGCGGGTTGCACGCACAGCGCCCAGACCGTCCACCGTGACACCTCGGAATGAGAAGTTCGAGGTGCACTCGATGCGGATGGTGTACACGCCAGGTGCCCCCATGGTCACCAAGCCCTTGTAGACGTCCGCGTTGCCACCCGTGGCGGTCGTCGCAAAAGTCGCGCCGTTGGTCACGTACTCCCAGGCCCCGCTTGCCGTCTGGATCAGCACGCGACAGGCGTCGTTGCCTGCGACCAAGCCAGTGCCGTGAAAATCGATTTCAAAGCGGCCAGTGGCATCCGTGATGGTCAGCTCCGCTTCGGCGATCGTGGTGCCCTTCGCGCCAGTCGTCGGCCAAACGCCCATCTCGGCGTAGTTGTTGCCCCGGGTCCGCTTCCAGGGCGCGCCCAGCATGGTGAACGCGCCAGGCTCCCAAGGTGAGATCGTCTTCGGGCTGGTCAGCACCGATGCCGGTTGCGTGTTGGTTCCTGCGCTGACGGTCTGGCTGGTGACCGGCGGGGCAGCCATCAAACGCGGCATCGTGAGCGGCCACATCGATGAGGCCAGCTCGCGGAAGGCTTGCTTGAAGGCTTGGGTGTTGATGGTCTCGCGGGAGAATTGACCGATGCGGGGCATGTGGACCTCTCAGTTGGTTGGGCGGGTTTTGATGAAATCCACCAGGCGCTGCAGGCGGATGTGACATTCGCCGTGGCTCTTGGCGTTGCGGGTCGAGCTGTCGATGAACCGATCAACGGTCACGGCTGAGGGCTGCTCGCAGCCGGCTCCAGCAGCTCCGGCGCCGTCGGCATCACCAGCAGCTCCGCAGGCACTGGCGGACAGCTGCTGATTCGCACCACCGATGGCGGCGTCGTACAGGCGGACAGCGCCAACAGACAGCAGAGCAGCGCCAGGCGCAGGGCAGGCCGGTGAAGAGATGAGCGTGGGGGCATGCTTGGCCTCGCGTTCCAGGTTGGTGATGCGGCGGTCGCGTTGCGCTAGTTGTGTGCGCAGCTGGCCAGCGGCCTGGTCGCCCTGACGCACCGCCTCGCGGTACTGCTCCTGGGCGGCCTCGACGTCTTTGGCTTTCGCCGTGGTCTGTGCCTGGCGCTCGGCGGCAACGGCGGCCGGAACGCCAGCGCTACCCACCGAGTAGCCCCAGGCCCAGGACAGGCCGCAGCTCACGACCAGGGCTCCCACAACGGCCACCACGGTCCAAGGGTTGCGGCGTGCCGCCTGCGACAAGGCCAGGGCGGTGGCGATCACAGGCGCACCCCCAGCTTGGTCAGGAAGCGCAGGAAGATGTTGATGGGCGGCAGCAGGAAGCAAAGCCAGGCATAGACGGAGCCGGGCAGGTGGCCCTGCAGCGCTTGGATGTTGTCCGCAAACGCGGCAACGATCAGGGCGGCCAGGTTGATCAAGATGATCTTGCTGCGCCACCACGGCTTGTCCGCTGGCATGGTGGCCAGCTCGCGCTCGATGTTGTCGTCGAACGCCATCACACCAGCCCCGGCAGATAGCTGGGCTTCTTACCCTGCTTGAAGACGGCTGTCAGCACCTGGCGGCGCGGCTTCTCGCCAACGCGTGCGATGGCGTAGTGCACCCAGGTGCCCTCGAAGATGACCTGGTCGAATTGCAAAGGGCTTTCAACCAGGCGGCGCACGATGTCGCGCGGCGAGCCGAAGCGCGGCGCGGTGAAGTCCATCGCGCGGCCATCCTTGTGCGCGCTGGTCGATGAACGCAGCCGCGACATCAAGTCGGGTCGGATGTCGAGCAGCGAGAGGTCCTTGGCCTCGATCAGGTTGGTGACCAGGCCGTTGACGATAAGGGTGCGCAGGCCGGAGCTGATCAGGATGGGCGCATTGCCCAGCAGCTTGCGGATGTCCTCGCCATGCATGGCCAGGCGCTTGAGGTTCTCCACCTCAACGCCCATGGCCTCGTTGCGCAGCCCGTGCCGCGTCGCGGTCTGGCTGGCCTCGAACTCGCTCAGCCAGAAGTGCGGGCTGAGTTGGATGTCAGTGCGGGTGGGGGAAATCATGCCCGCCAGTCTGGCGAGCATGACCCATATCAGGCAGGCTGAAGCGCTTCAGCAGCAAGCCTGAGTTCAGCCGTCGTTGACAGGGGTCAGCACGACGCCGCGCTGCTGATCGAGCCAAACCGAGTGCTTGCGACCACCCTTGTCGCGACCGTATTGAGTCAGCTTTCCCTTCACTGCATCATCAAGCGCGAGCATGGCCACAGCGTCCGAGTTAAGTCGGACACGCTGGATGTTCATGGTCGATGGGGGGACGCCGGGCATGTCCATGATGATCATGATCTTGGCCACCTCGCACGGATAGGAGCACTCGATTGCGGTGAGCACGGATCCCTGGCTCACATGCAGTTGGTATCGACCGTCCTTTTGCCCCGCGTACTTGATCATGGTGACCTGGTTGGCCGCTAGACCAGCTCGGGCGTTGTCCTCCGTTGGCGCCATGGTGTACCCGTATTCATGCCCCTCCTGGAAGTCGTAGTTGTGGGCTCGGACAACCGGCACAGGCGCAGTTTCTGCAACCGCGTTGGCTTGTGGCTGCGGGTCTTGCTTTTCACCCGAGCAACCAGCGAGCAGGCAAAGCACCACCCCAGCAATAAGCGTTGATTTCATAGAACTACTCCCTTATTCCTTCCAAGATCTTTCCCGCCATCACCAGGCAACCGATACCAAGCATGAAGGTTGCCGTTTGATGGCCTGGCCACGGCGACAGAACGGAGCTGATAGCCACTAGCCCCAGGCCTGCGGCAGTCAAAACTCCTACGCGCTTCTTCAGGGTTTGATTCCTGCGCGCAAGTGCCATCTGTTGATCAAACGCCGAGAGGTCCAGATGACAGTGCATGCAGTACTGCGTGTAACGCCACGTCTTTTTTCTGCATTGCGGGCAGTTTCTGGAAACCTCCGGATCGGTCGGCAAATGCATGGCTGGCGCATGGTTGATGACCGAGCCGTTGACTACCTGTCCGACATTCCCCCTGAAATCTTGTTGCACGAAACCTCCAGTGCACGTTGATCAAACGAATGGTTGGTTCTCAGCGTCTGCCCTTGGTTGTGTTTTTTGCGGGTGATGACGCTGCCACTTTGATGTTAACGGGAGCCGAGGTGTGCATGTCGCCGCTGACCACTTGCCCGACTGATCCATGGAATGTTTGCTTGACTCGGTGAGCTGAGCTGGCGCCTCTTACCCCCGCCAACAACTCTATTGCCGATCTCATTTCAGCGCCGCCTGATCGGTATGCCTCCAGCACTGCACGTTCGTTGGTGGACACATCGGCGATTGACTCAACGACGGACTCCACGCTGTTCGCATCACCCCATACGACGCCTTTGATGATCGGCTCCACGATCCTGCGTGTTGCACTGTGCAAGGCCATGGCTTGCATCTGATCAACCAGCTCCTGGAACTCTCGCACGCGCTTTTCGTCTAGCTCGCCTCCTTCGTACATGGGGCCGATCTCGGCCATGGCCCACGCTCTAGAGATGCCCTCGCGCTCTATGAGCGTGTCGACTTCTTCCTCGGGCAGGGATCCTCGAATCTTTCGCTTGTTGAACGCGGCGTAAGACAGGCCGAGCTGCTCGGCCAGCTCCGCGTCTGACGTGATGCGTAAAGCTTTCTTGAGCCGTTCAAAAACAGCAACGACATGGGTGTTTTCCATAGCAGGGGGGGCTTGCGTGATATGTCTAATGTCTTTAGACTTTGGACAACGTCATAAGACTTCTCATGCATAGCCTGCCATGAAACAGCAGCCTCTTAAAACCCCCGAACAGGTGAAAGAAGAATTTGCCAGCAGTGGCGAGTCGATCTCTGCCTGGTGTCGTCGCCATCGCGTGACGCCATCCGCCGCCTACCGGGTCCTGACCCCCAACAGTCCGACGCCCTTGCGCGGTGAGTGCCATCGCGCCGCCGTCCTGCTCGGCATCAAGCACGGGGTCGTTCGCGACTGATGGCCGGCACGATGACTCTCTCAAACCACACCTTCGCAGGCAGCGATCACGCAAGCTGGCCGTGCGCAAAGGACCTGGCGGGCCTGCCAGGCTTGCCTGGAACCGAGCGCGGCATCCGCAAGCGCGCAAGCCTCGCGGGTTGGAACTGGGTGTCTGAGCCAGTGCGTGGGGGCTGGCTGGTCCGCTACGACCCCACAACGCTCCCGCCTGACGTGCGCTTGCAACTGGCGAGCAAGGCCGTTGCAGGCACCAGCGCCGCCGCCGCGCTCGAAACCCAGGCGCCGCTCGACCACGTCCAACAGCGCGCCAAGTTCATCGTCAAGGCCTCTGGCCGCACGATGGGCGATGCCGAGAAGCAACGCACCCGTGTCCTGGTGCTCTTCCAGCGCTGGTGGCAGCACGTCGGTGGCACCCTGCACCCGGCCATCGAGCAGTTTGCAGCCCTCTGGACAGCCGGCCACATCGAGGCGCCGACTGAGCTGCGCCAGGCGCTGCCCAAGATCAGCGCAAGCACCCTGCGCCGCTGGTGGCTGCGCATGCAGGAAAAGGGCAGCCTGCAGCGTCCTGATCACCCCAAGCGCGGCAAGTTCAAGGCCCTGTCAGGTGAGGTCGGCACCGCCACGCTCGCGGTGCTGGCCAGCAAGCCCCACCTGAGTGCTGCTGCGGTGCACCGCCTGCTGATCGACCACGGCATGGTTTCGGCAGACCAGATTCCGTCAGAACGCGCCTTTGCCCGTGCCATCGCTGCCTTCAAGCGCGACAACGCACAGGCCTGGCTGGCGCACACCGACCCCGACGCCTGGCGCAGCCGCTACCTGGCAGCCAGCGGCGACGCTGCTGCCCACATCACGCGCCCCAACGAAGAGTGGCAGATGGACAGCACGGTTGGTGACGCCATGCTGGTCGACCCCTCGACGGGCGAGATCCGCCGCCACCACATCGTGGCCGTGATCGACGTCTTTACCCGCCGGGTCATGTTCCTGGTCACCAGGACGTCCAAGTCCAACGCGATCGCGTCACTCATCCGCAAGGCCATCGACGCCTGGGGTCGGCCGGAGCGGATCAAGACCGACAACGGGTCGGACTACACGGCCGAGGCCCTGGAGTTCTCGCTGCTGCAGCTCGGTATCGAGCACCCGCTTTGTGAGCCCTTCGAGCCCCAGCAGAAGCCCTTTGTCGAGCGCGTCTTCGGCACGCTGCTGCATCAGCTCTTCCCGCTGTTGACCGGCTTCGTCGGTCACAACGTGGCACAGCGCAAGTCCATCGAGAACGCCCTGAGCTTCGCCCAGCGCCTGATGGGCAAGCAAGCCGTCGGTGCCGAGGTTGGGCTGCGCCTGACCCCCAACCAGCTGCAGGCCATGATCGACAACTGGGTGCACGACTACCACCAGCGCGAGCACGGCAGCCTGGGCATCAGCCCAGCGGCCATGACCGATCGGCACCTGCGCGAGATCGTGCGCATCGACTCCCGCGCTCTCGACCTGTTCCTGCGCCCCATCGCGGCCGACGAGATCCGCACGGTGGCCAAGAAGGGCATTCGCCTGGACAACGGCTGGTTCACCGCGCCCGAGCTGGGCGGCATGGAAGGGCGCCAGGTTCGCGTCCGCATGGACGAAGCCGAGATCGGCCAGGTGTACGCCTTCGACCTGGACGGGCAGTTCATCTGCACCGCCACCGACGTGACTCGGCTTGGCATCAGCGCCCAAGAGGTGGCCGCCAAGCGCAAGACACACCAGAAGAAGGTGGTCGACGGCTTCAAGGACGTGCTGCGCCACGCCAAGCGTGCCTACAACACCGACCAGGCCGTGCGCGATGTCTACCTCGACCGCGAGCACGCATCTGTCGAGAAGGCCCTGGGCGACAACGTGCGCCGCCTGCCGCCCCGCGAGACCCTGGGCACCACGCCTGCCATCGATTCGGCCCTGAACGGCCTGGCCAACCGTGGCAAGGCCCAGCAGGTGCCTGCCCACATGCGTGGTGCTGTCGATGCCGTGATGGCCCGCCTGGAGGCCGCTGAAGGTGGCGCCATCGAGCCCGCACGCAAGGCCGAGGTGTTCCAGGCCGCCAACACCCAGAACGCCCGCTACAGCACCTGGCTGCGCATGCGCAGCCGCACCGAACAAGGCCAGGCACTCACGCCGGCCGAACGCAACTGGTTCGACGCATACGCCACCTCGGCGGAGTGGCGATCCATGGAGCGCCTGCACGAAGGACAAGACCCCCTCGCAGCCGAAGGGGGCGGGGCCTGAGCAGGCGAAAAAAAACCGCCCGACGGATTGCAGCCGAGGGGCGGTGATCGATGAACGACTGGAGTAAGTGTAGATGAACAACCCTGCGCAACACAACACCCGCAAAAGCGGGATCGCACCCACCCAAACGGTGGCCGTGGCCATGGCCGCGATGGAACAGATCAAGGGCCGCGCCCATGGCATGCCTGGCTTGGGCGTGCTGTTCGGCAAACCCGGCCTGGGCAAAACCAGCGCCCTGACACGCCTGGCACACCCGGCCGACATCAACGCGGTCTATGTGGCCTGCCGGTCATTCGAGACGACCAAGAGCCTGATGCAGCTCATCCTGCGCGAGCTGGGCGTGCCCATGAAGGAGCACTGGTCGGTCCCCGCCATGTTCGAGCTGGCCTGCCAGCACTTCGGTGAGCAGGGTCGCCCCCTGGTGGTCGACGAGGCAGACCGCATCGCCGAAAAGTCCGCGATCGAGCTGCTGCGCGACCTGCATGACATCGGCCAGGTGCCCATCCTGCTGGTCGGCGAAGAGCACCTGCAGCGCAAGCTGGTCAGCAAGCACGAGCGCTTCCATGACCGTGTCCTGGTCTGGGCCCGCGCCATGCCAGCAGACGACGGCGACCTGTCCAAGCTGCTCAACCACTACACCCCGGGCCTGCAGCTCACCGTCGACGCCCGCAAGGCGCTGCTGCTCAAGACCGGCGGCGTCGCCCGCAAGGTGGTCACCACGCTGCACAACCTGCAAGAGCTGGCCCGCACCCGTGGCCTGCAGTCCATCACCATCGACGAGCTGGCGGAGGTGCAGTCGTGAGTCGCAAGCCCATTGAACGGGACGTGCACCAGCCTGCTGAGCGCAAGGGCCTGCAAGCTGCTCGCGGCGGTATTGGCCAAGCCGCAGGGCTCAAGTTGCTGAGTCCTCGCGAACGGATGTGGGCAGCGATGATCAAGCTCACCAACGCCAACAAGGTCGATCGCACCTTCACCGCCTACGACGCTGCCGATTTGGCCCACCCCTGTGCACCTGACACCGTGGGGGACTACCTGGCAGCACTGCTCAAAGCTGGCCTGGTCGAGCTTGTGGCCGAGCAGGGCCGATCAGGGGCCGGCATGACCAGCCGTCGCTGGCGCCTGCTCGTCAATTGGGCTGAAGCGCCACGCGTAAACAAGAACGGCCAGGCCGTTACTCAGGGCTTGGGTGTGCTGGCGATGTGGCGTGCAGCCCGCATCCGCAAGACATTCACACCCAACGAGCTGGCTCAAGACGCGAGCGTGGGTGAGGTCAAGGTGAGCCTGGACACCGCGCGGCAGTACTGCGTGACCCTGGTCAAGTCTGGCCACTTTGCCTATGTGATCAAGGGCAAAGGCGGCAAGCCAAGCACGCTGCGACTGGCAAAGGACACCGGCCCGCACGCTCCGGCCGTCACCAAGGCCAAGGTGGTGTTTGACCGCAACGAGGCCCGCCACATCGTCGTCGAAACGCCGCAGGAAACCTGCGACCAACTCGGCTGAGGTGACCCATGAACCAACCTGCAGCCAAGAAGACCCCGCCGGTCAAGCAACTGCCGCCCGACGTGCTCGACATCCTGCGTGAGCAGGCCAAGAGCAAGACACAGGTCGAGATGGCCGACGAGCTGGGCGTCAGCACCAGCTACGTCAACAAGGCCATTCACGACAAGTACACGGGCGACATCGAGAAGCTCTGCGCCCGCGTCCGTGGCCTCTGGGCTGGCTCGACGGTCGAGTGCCCTGTCCTGGGCGCCATCAACACCAAGGTCTGCCAGGACCAGCAAGGCCACCCGGCCTGCTGGAGCAACCCGATGCGAGCAGCCCTGACCCGTTCGTGCCGCAAGTGCCCGCACGCCCAACACAACAAGCCGGCCTCTGCCGAGGCCATCACAGAAGGAGCATGACATGGACCACCCGAACCCCAGCCGTCAGCGCCAGCACGGCCAGCCCGATCGCCAGCAGAGCCACCTCGGCTTCGCCCTGCTGTGCATCGCCTTCCTGATCCTGCTGTATGGCCTGGTCGGCCAGTGGGATCGGGCCAACGAGTTGGAAGGCCAGCTCATCGACAGCGCCGTGTCGTACAGCGAGATCCTGGAAGAGCAGGAGCGCGATCAAGCGCACCAGATGGCCAACGCCTACCGGCGCGGCCGGCTGGACGCGATCGAGGACCTGGGTGCCGAGCACCCCGAAGCCCTGGCAGCCGCGTGCCAGGCGATCAGCGAAGCCGGCAAGGCCACCACCGACGTGGCTGTGCGCCGCGACACCGACAGCGGCCACATCGGCGGCTGACCCATCACTGCAACCACGTTTCACACCATGAGCAATACCATCCCCGAGGGCTTCATGCCCAACCCGCAGGGCCACCTGGTGCCCATCAGCACGATCAAGCCCATTGACCTGCTGCGCGACCAGACGGTCAACACCATCGCCGCCAAGGCCCAAGCCCTTTGCAGGGCCCTGGCCGAATTCAAGGCCGGCACCTTCAGCGACCTCGAAGCCTTCGTGGCCACCAGCGCGGCGCAGTACGGCGTCGAGATCGGCGGCGAGAAGGGCAACCTCACCCTGCACAGCTACGACGGGCGCTTCAAGATCGTGCGCAGTGTCGCTGACCTGATTCGCTTCGACGAGCAGCTCATCGCCGCCAAGAAGCTGGTCGACGACTGCCTGTCCGACTGGACCGACGAAAGCCGCGACGAGCTGCGCGCCCTGGTCAACCAAGCCTTCCAGGTCAACGCCACCGGATCCGTGCGCACCAGCGAGGTCTTGCGCCTGCTGCGCATCGACATCAAGGACCCGCGCTGGATCACCGCCATGGAAGCGGTGCGCAACAGCATCCAGGTCATGGGCACCAAGCCTTACGTGCGCATCTACGAGCGCATCAAGGGCACCGACGAATACACGCCCATCACCCTCGACCTGGCCAAGGTCTGACCCATCACCAACGCAGTACTCACACAGGAGCCCACCATGAACCAAGCCCATGGCCAGCACGCTGCTGAGCCCGTCATCCTCCCCGCCAACCTGGTTGGCCTGGTCGACCGCGACAACGCCACGCTGATCGCCACCATGCCCTTCTCGCGCCCCGAAGCAGCCGTGGCGCTGTCTCAGCTGCTCGCCCGCGATCGCGGCGTCGAGATGCTGACCGAGGCCGTGCAGATGGCCGTGCAGAGCGCCCGCACCGACATCGAGTGCGAATGCACCGAAGCCTACGAAGACGGCGTGCGCTGGTGGAACACCGAAGCCGGACTCTTCGTCGGCAGCGCGGGCGACAACGACATCGAGTTCCTGCACATGCGGGAGCGCGCCATCGAGTTCCTGGAGTGGATGCACGCCATCGTGCGCCACCCCGAACACCCGGCCTGGATCCGCTTCATCGAGCAGGCCTGAGCCTTCCCATCACCACATCACCTTCGAGCAAGCAATCATGAGCACCAACCTGATCAAGCCCACCGCCGGCCGTGTCGTCTGGTACTGGCCCAGCCCGGCCACCATGGCCGTGCACGACATGTTCAGCAACGAACCCACCCAGCCCATGGCCGCCCACGTCGCCTACGTGTGGCACGACCGCATGGTCAACCTGGTGGCCTACGACCACAAGGGCAAAGTCCACGCCCTGCCCAGCGTCAGCCTGATCCAGCCCGGCGACGACGTGCCCGAGGGCCGCGACTTCTGCCAGTGGATGCCGCACCAGGTCAAAGAGCAGGGCCAGGTCATCACCGCCACCGTCGAGTCCACCGAGATGCCCATCGCTTCTCCCGCTGTGCTCTCCCTGGAACAAGCCATCCGCGAGCACCAGGCCGACGTCGCCCCGCGCGTCACCATGGAAGACATCGAGGCGAACATCAAAAGCGAGCACTGCTTCACCGCGTGGGATGGCGTGATGGGCGTCACCTATGGCAACGATTTCGTGCAGGACAAAGTCGATTCTGAAGGAATGGCCCCTGGCGATTTCGTTGACAGCACTGCGTACGAGTCTTTGCGCCTGATGACGGTGTGCGTCCTGATCCTGCGCAATGGCTTTACCGTGGTCGGCACCAGCGCCTGCGCCAGCCCCGCGAACTTCAACGAAGAGATCGGCCGCCGCTTGGCCCGCGAGCGCGCCATCGATCAGGTCTGGCCCCTGATGGGCTACGACCTGCGCACGCAGATCTTCCGCGCCGAGCGCCTCAAGTCCACCGAGGCCCAGGCCGAGACCGCCTGACCGTTCACCCCTCCCAGCGTTTCCCTCCCTGATCGGTTGCAAGACCGTTTCCCGGGCCTCGGCCCGGGGCTTTTTCAAGCGCCTTGCATGGGCGTTTGAACAAACCACCAGGAGCCCACCATGAGCATCGAATGCGGAGAGTGCGAGCAAGACCTGCGCGGCGGACACGCCCCGGGCTGCTCGCGCGCCAAGCCACCTGTCACCCACACCGGCCACAAGAGCTACGACGAGATCAAAGCCCAGTGCAAGCAGCTCGGCCTCACCCTGCGTGACCAGGCCTACAACAAGCAGATGTCGGACTTCATCGTGGTCGAGGGTGGCGGCGGTCGCGCCTACTACAACACCACCAATGGATACTTCTTCGGCACCACCGACACCGGCGTCCAGTTCAGCACCGAGCACACCACCTACGACCACGAGTCGTGGTTCCAGCAGCTGCTCGACTTCTTCCTGGTCGGCCGCAAGACCGAGGTGCCGTCATGAGCGCCGTCGCTCACCCCGTGCTCGAAACGCGAGCCGCGATCGTGTTTGCCCTGACCGGCAAGCCACGCACGCTGCTGGACCTCTTCTACACGGTCGGCATCCAGCCCACGCCAGCCTCGGCCCAGGCCGCTGAGAAGTGGCTCAAGTGCCTGCGCAAGCACGGCCTGGTCGACGTCAGCGAGGACGAAGAGGGCGCACCCCTCATCACCTGGGTGGCGAGCGCCAGCGACGTGGATCCGCTGCCTGATGCCACCGAGATCGACAGCTCCGCTGACCGCCATGTGCTGGCCATTCAACTGTTGATGAATCGTCCATCGACGGCTGCTGAGCTGATGGAGCGGCTCTCGCGCTTTGGGTTCTCCACCTCCAAAGGCCCCACCCATGGCATCACCGTCTGGCTCGAATCGCTGGAGCACGAAGGGCTGGTCACGCACGCACCTGGCGTGAAGGCCACCAAGAGCACCAGCGGCAGGTTTCCTCGCGTTTTGAGCTGGGCCAGCCCTGGCCACCGAGACCAACTTTTGACAACCGTCATGCCAACAAAGGTCGAGCAAGAAGGCCGCTTATGAATCGGCAGGGCGCCATCAATTCGATCTTGGGCCGCCACGGCTTTGTGTGCATCTGTCAAACGTGCGCACGTGCTGCGCGGCCGCTGAAAGCGGTTGGGCTGTCCCAGTGGCACGAAGCGCTGAGCGAGGCCCAGCGAGAGCAGCGCGCTTATTCGTGGTTTTCCATCTACTCCAAACGGTCCATCAGACCAACATGAAGATGCCATCACCAACCAAGAAGACGAACCCCGTTGTCCTGCAGCTCAACACGTCGGGCGCCTGGCGCAACCTCGTCAAGTTCGATGGCTCCAAGGCTCGATTGCTCAAGAAGGCCATGACCGCTGGCAAGGCCCTGGCCGACATCGCCAACGCCAGCGCACGCATCGCCATGGACGACGGCCACCAGACCGCCCTGGCGCACTACATGGCCGGTGACGGTGCCTGGCGTGATGCCCGCACGCAGGACATGTTCGACCCCGCGCATCAGCAATGAAGGACTGAACCCTCATGACCAGGACGAACACCTATCGCTGCGGCCTGCTGTTTCGCCTCGCCAGCTTCTGGATCGGCGTGCACTACAGCAGCTTCGACCGCCGCTTTTGCATCAACTTTCTGCCCTTCGTGACCTTCTGGGTGGCGCTGCCGGGCGGCCACGTTCCGAAGAGCGTCAACGCCCCGCCTGTGCAGGTGCGGGAGCCACACCCTTACTGGCTCGAATCATGGAACGCCGCCGAGCGCGACAGATTGGTGGCGATTTGGACGGAGGGAATTGACCTGACGGAACCTGATGACAAGCCGGTTTACATCCCTCAGTGGAAGGTCGTCATGGCTCTGATGCAAAACGAACTCGATCGCCTGCGCGACCGCACAGCCGAAGGGGATAGGCCATGAATGACCATCACCGCGTGACCCCCACAGGCCGCGCCCTCGGTAAAGCTCTGGCACGCATCGCAGAACTTGGCCGTGCCCGTTTGCGAGCGTTGGGCCTTGCCGATGTTGGGCTGCCCGCCATTCGTGACGCCATGTGCGCGTCCTGCGCCTGCCGCCCCGGCACAGTGCCAAACGGCTGCCTTCAAACGCAGCTTGATCTGCTCAAGGCCGTGACCCAGGGCGACATGTTCCTCTGTCACGCACCCAAGGACGGCCGCGCATGCGCTGGGTGGGTTGCGGCGAGGGCCGAACACGCCGCGCGCCCCTTGCCAGCACAGATCATCGAGCTGGCTGCCGGATGGGAGTACTCACCACCTGATGAAGACACTGACGTGCTCGAAGCCGACCAGGCGAAAGGGGACGCGTGATGGCCTGCAACCACGAGACCCACATCGAGCGCGAAGGTGGCCAGGTCACCTATCGCTGCGGCAAGTGCGGCGAGGCCGTGTGGACGTGCCCTGAACGCCACCGCGTCGATTGGCGCTCACTGCTCATCGCCCTGGCGCTGCTGCTCGTCGTGGCAGCACTGGTGAGCTGGCCCATCTGGATCTGGCTGCACACCGCTTGAAAGGACGCAACAACATGGACACCACTGTGGCCGCGCGCCCGCTCAAAACCAAAGAAGACTGGCTCCAGCTTGAGCGCAGCCTGTCTTTTCCCTTGGCTGGCCAAGAGTTGCGCGCCGATGGCGTGCGGCTTCTCATCCAGGTTGAACGAATCAGCCCCAAGGCGCTGACCTATGGATTTGCCGTCTATATCAACGGCCAAATTGAGTGGAAGTACTGCAACGAGCCCAACGAGCACGCCAAAAAGTTCTGGGCAAAGAAGAACCTTCGTCTTTACTCGGCTGCTCGCAAAACCAAGATCCTGGACGGTTTGACAAAGGCTCAAAAAGCAAGCCTTACGAAGTCGCTCAAGCTGGATGCCACTCGCGATTTCTACGAGCCCATCTACAAGACGTTTTCCAGCCTACGCACCAATTTGAGCAAGCACTGCGAGCAAATTGAATGGGTGAACGCGCCGGGGGCACGGCCATGATGGACGCTCGCCGCCGCGACCTGGCCACCATTCACATCGCCAAAAAGGCGCTGGACCTGGCCGAGGACACCTACCTGGCCAAGCTGCAGGAAATCGGCGGCGTGCAGTCGGCTGGTGACCTGAATGAGATGGGCCGCGCCAAGCTGATCGCCTATTTCAAGACGTGCGGCTGGAAACCCACCGGCACAAAGGGTGGCGCGAGCCGTCCCAAAAGGCCGACGCCAGCCGCTGAAAACCTGCCGCTGTGCCGCAAGGTCCGGGCTCAACTCATCAGTTTGGGTCGCCTGCCAGATACCTATGCCGATGGAATCGCCAAACAGGCGTTCGGCGTGACTTTCTATGAATGGTGCACGCCAGAGCAATTGCGCAGCATCTGCACCATGCTGGCCGCCGAGCAGCGCCGCAAGGGCGCTGACACCGAGAAAACTGGGCGTCGCTGAGATGGACCAGCAGCTCGACCTGTTCAATCCCATCACCACCGCTGTCGGTGGTGGTGTGACTCAGGCCGAGGATTTCCTGCCGCCGCAGGCTCGCGAGATTCTTGGCCTGATTGGCTGCGAAGCGCTGGTGCGCCTGGTCAACACCCGGGGCGGCGTGCACATCGATTTTCCCCGCCACGTGAGGAACTTCGACAAATCGAAAATCGTCGCCGAGCTGGCCGACGACATTGGCGAGGGCGCCGCCAGGCGCCTTGCCGAGCACTTTGCAGGCGTGCGGCTGCACGTTCCAAAGTGCGACCGCGCCGTGCAACGCGTGCGCGACGAGAAAATCAGGCAGTCCCTCGACGCGGGGGAATCGGCCGCCGAGCTGGCGCGCCGTCATCGCCTGACAGAGCGGCGTATCTGGGATATTGCTAAACAGGTCTGACGGCCGCCGCTACGATCGGGGCTCTTCCCGCCTGGGATTGCTCTTTCAAAACCCAGTTCAACGTCGCTGCAAGCGAGGTTCATCATGTGAGCGCACCGCCGAAGCCGGGGCGTCGGACATGCGTCCGACGTTCCGGCTTTCACTTTCAGGCGTGCCATCCGCGTCTGTGGATAAGTCGGTCGGCGCCAGTGTTGATCGGCTGCCTGAGGGAAGTCGGAACGGGTGGCCAAGTCGGAACAGCAGTTCCGGCTTTCGTTGCCTGGTGACCTTCTCAACGGTCTCCGGCTGGTGCCCGCTCCGCTTGGTCACCTGGTGGCCTCTCCCAGGGAGAATGGGGCTTGCAACGCGTTTTTCTGGCCAGGTTGGTGCCGTGGCATGGGTCGGGCCTGTTTGGCGCTTCTGGGGCCGTTTTGGCGGCTTGCATGCGTCCGACAACCTTGTGCCGAAATTTGTGGCGCCCGCCCGCTAAGTCATTGATCCGCCTGGGCTTTCGTCCCACCTGAGCCCGATTTGTCCCGGCCAATCCCGGGTTTCACTTCACTCGTCCCTTCACA